GTGATTGAATATCCTGTCAACGTGGACATGACAGAAGGTGGCGGATATGATGTCACAATCTTCTTGATTATGTCCAGAACATTCACAGGAACGCAATTCTTGAGAGATACATTCACGGCAAGAGGTGAAGAGAATCAAAGCTTGTTCATCACAGACTTGCAAACACAGATTGACACAATCAAGCAAAGCGGTGGCGGTGGTGGCGGACTTGATCCCGACAAATATTATACAAAGAATGAAGTTGACGAGATTCTGACAGAAGACTACTTCACGCAGGCCGAAACGATTGACCAAGTATCTGAACAAGTCAACGAGATGGAGACTCCAACAGGCTTCACAATTGTTAGTGCTTATACATTGCCAAGTGTCAGAGCTGCCAACACGATGTATATTATACAAGGTGGTGTGATTATACAATGAAGCCAAGATTGAGAGAAACACAAGCACAATCATCGAGATTGTTTTTCAGAACGCATGACCATCGTGATGTTATTTATGATGACATATATCACAACGCAATGTGGTGCAAGACAGAAGATATTGATGACGAGCTTGTCTGGGTAAAATATCCGAATCACGCTTTGTTGGTAAGTTCCGATTATCATCGAATTGGATGGATTGATTGTGATAGACAGTTCAGTTATGGTTTGGCTGCAAGTCATGGATATAACTGGATGTCACAAATGTTTCAACTTGATACAATTACGGTCGTTTGGCAATACTTGTCAGCAAGTACGAATATTATTCTTGTCACAGAAGATGGCATTGTCTGGCATCGTATACCGTGGAGCGGTGGAACAGTTGTAAAAGGTGATACGTTCAATGCTTACAAGTTCGGATATGATGACACGATTGTTACCGTATATCCCGATGACTATTGGCATGGTGGCGGAGATCGAAAACACGTTGAAACATGGCATTTCGTGAAAGACGAAGACACGGAAGAATGGAGCATTGAATACCATCAAGCAATCATAACAGAGCCGACAATAACTTGGGGAACAGAGCTTAGATATCTGGGATGCGTTGAGAATGGTTGCATTGTTGGAAAAGATGTTGTGAGCGGAAGCGGAAGCGGACTTCGGTGGCAGTTGTTTACATATGAATTGCACGCTGATGGTTCAACAATTCTTCTTTCTGATCCTGTCCCTTCACTTGATATGCATCCGCATTTTGGATCAGCGGAAAAAATAAGAGTCTGTCAGCAAGGCTCAAGGTTGTTTTATTCAACAATCCTTTGTTATCGCTTCGACAATCAGCAACATTACAATCAATGCATGGCTTGTATGTCTATGGATGGCGGAGCAACATGGAATGAAACGATTTTGTTTGGTTATCGGTATTATGCAGATTATGGAACAAATGACAGACTTGATATGTGTATACGCAATGACAGAGTGATGGTTTTATTCGGTCAATATACCGACAAGGAAGGCTCTGGAGCTGGATCATTGCACATATACGACACATTGACAGGCTCGTCATGGGATGAAGTTTCGCTCCCATCGTGGGTTGATGTGCCTTTGCTCAATGTGAACAGCGGACAAGGAATCCGAGTCGAATCATCGGACACATTAAGGATTGCTGTCAGACCACAAGAAACAAGCGATTACAACGTGAGATTCTTTGACATGATTCCGCAAAATCAACGTGGAAACGTAATGAACAACGGAGCTGGAAACGTGATGTATAAGGAAGGCAAGTTCAACGAGAACGAAGATTTCTTTTTGAATTTTGGCTTCGGCAATGGTTATCATGCGTATTTTGACAATAGATATCTTGCGGAAAATTCAAAAGCATTTGCATGGTATGATGTCGCATACAACTCGCAGATGACAACAGAGCAACAGGCTGATTTTGTTCAGCCAAATGATTATTGTGTAAGAGGAGAGTAAAAATGAGTTACACACCAGTTTTTCAAAAGCCATATCCAGACGGATGGGAAAATCTACCAAGCGAAGACACTCCGATCACGGCTGAAGCTCTAGACGGATATGACGAAGCGATTGAAAGTATTGAAGATTATCTCCAAAACAATGAAATCGTGGAAGTTGAAGCAAATCCTGTTGAAGTTTCGTCCGATTCATTGACAAAGATTAATATCGGTGGAACGGTTTATTCTGTTTCGGGTGATTCCGCAACGGTTTTAACAGCAACATTATCAGCCGGAAGCACATCATTGACATTTTCAAACGCAGCTATAACAACAACGGCAATGTATGATGTTTATGCTGATAAATACGGATTGACTCCGACAGATATTACAGTTACGACAGGACAAGCGGTGTTGACGTTTGAAGCACAATCATCAAATGTTAGCGTTAAGCTTGTTATCAGATAAGGAGAAAGAAAATGGCATATTTTCATTGTTTAATCGGTGGCGGAAGTTCTGGTGGCGGATATGAATTGACGGTCACTTGTGATGATGATTTTGCAGGAACAACGATCACTTGCACAGACGGAGTTACAACATTGACGCAAACTTGTCCGAGTTCTTCACCATACGAAGTTGTTTTTACGATTCCGAATGGTGGCGAGTGGACTGTTAGCGGAGTGATAGGAAGTGCTTCTTATTCAGCGTCAGTTGATATACCTGATTCATTAGAATTGCATTCAGTTCCAGAAGGCTCAACAGTTCTTCCGACAGATGACATTCAAACTTGGCTGAAGTGTGCTGGGATAACAGATAAATCATACACAACATTGAACGAAGTTCTTGCGGACTCAACAACATTGCTTGCGTTAATGAGTGATAACAATGCGGTTGATTATCTCGCAAGGTCAACAACATGGGCAAGTGGTTTAACAGCAGATTCAACAGCCATGACCGATATCGGAGCAAATAACTATTGTGCAAATACGCTTTTGAGTGACAGTACATGGCTCAATGCGATTTGCAATAGTACATATTTTGAAAGCGTGCTCAATGTTAAAGTTCCGACCATGACAAGCAATACAACTCCAAGCGGTAAAGTGACATATTCACAGGCAACAACTTATACGTCAAATCCTGCATGGATGGCATTTGATAATAACGATTCAACTTATTGTGCGTTTGAACAAACATCTTATGTAAGTAATTATTTAGGATATGTGTTTACAGATTCTAAAAGAATTAAGAAAGCAGTTGTAAAAATAGATAGCACGCAAGTTTCAAGAGTTTCGAGATTAAAAATCACATGTGCTTCGCAAGAAGGCGGAACGTGGGTAGATGCAACAGACTGGGCAACACCTAATGCAGATAATACGTTTGTGATTAATGACAATTTGAATTATCCGTACTGGGCGATGTATTGGGATAGAGCAAATGCAAATCCTTTTGGAATTATTACAATTCAATTCTATGGCAGAGAAGATGTTTAAGAGGTAAATCAATATGACAATGGAACAAAGACTTTCAAATCTTGAAAACCTTGTGAACGCTTTATCCAAAAAGATAGACGATAACAAATTCTATCAGCAAGCGGATATTGACGGAACAAGACAGAGTGTGAATAATATCACGCCATATACCGAAACAAAAACGGCTTACTACGGTGAAGAAGAAAAGACTTTCTATGGTGTGCCTAGCGGAAACTTAAACGTGTTTTTTAGCAATTATAAAGGCAAATATGAGTACATGAAAATTGCTGACAGATTAGTAATTTATTTTGATGCATTAAAAGAACAAACGGAAATCACAATATCAATTTTATAATGCAAAGGAGAAAAACAATGGCAAAATTAAACGTTATTCAGAACATCGAGGGCAACGTGACAGTAGTTTCAACATGGGAAGATAATCTTGCAGGAGCAAAACAGGCGTATTTTCACAATGTTGAGTCGCTTTATGCAGACAAACCCACAACAAGCGGTGTTTGCGGTCTTTATGACGAACACAACAAGATTGTTGACGGTTGCTTTGAGGAAATCAAAAAGTCATGACAACTCCACGCAAAAGGAGCGTCACAAGAAGCTTGACAAGGTATGTCGTGTTTAGCATCGCAATGCTTATCATTTACACCACGATATGCCTTGTCTTTTTATGGCTTGAAAAACCGCTTGACTCCGATTTGACAACAGGCTTTTTCGGCTTCTTTGGTGGCGAAATTGTTATGTGCGGTTTAATCAAGCTGTTTAAATTGAAAGGGGAACGAGCATGAGACAGAAATTAGCTTCTCGCAAGTTCTGGGTGACAGTTGCAGCAGTTCTTGCGTCACTTGGAACAGGTATCACAGGTATTATTCAGGGGAATCAGACGCTTGCTATTATTGGTAGCGTTCTGACAGTTATTTCAGCAGCGATCTATGCAGGAGTTGAAGCCTACGTTGACGGAAAAGCCGTTGAGAAGGGAGCAGACAATGAATGAAGTTTTATCCGTTCTTGGTGCTCCGTTGATATCAGCCGGAGCTGCGATCATAGTGTCAGCAATACAGAACAGAAAAACCGTCAATCTGATTGAATATCGCTTGAAAGAGCTTGAGAAGAAGCAGGACAAGCACAATTCAACTATTGAGCGTACATACAAGCTTGAAGAGCGTGTTTCAGTTGTTGAGACAAAGATAGAAGATTTGGAGAAGTAATATGGCAAGTTCACAAGAGCAAAAAGCATTCATAGCAGAAATCGCTCCATGTGCTCAAAAGGCATACAAGGAGCTTGGCAAAGTTTATCCGTCTATCTGTATCGCTATGGCTTGTGTTGAGTCAGCGTACGGAACGAGCAAGATCATGAGAAAGCACAACGCATTTCTTGGTCACAAAGTCGGAAGCGGTAAAACAGCGTTGAAGTATTGGAACGGAGATTTTTTTAACGCAAAAACAAAAGAAGAATACAAGGTTGGAGAGCATACGGCTATTCGTGATAACTTCCGATCATTTGAAAGCATGGAACAATGCGTTTTCAATTATTACGAGCTTCTTAATTCTCAAGCTTATGCAAAAGTTCTTGCAGGAGTTCCTTATTCAGAGCAAATGGAACAGATAAAGCATTGCGGTTACATGACATCATCAACGGAAGTTAATACTGTATTATCTATCATCAGCCGATATGATTTGACAAAGTATGATGCAGGAGAATCCGAACAAGTTCCGCTTCACATACAGAAGCGCAGAGTCTTGAAATTTGTTTTGCCGTTTATGGTTGGTTCTGATGTTGTGCTATGTCAGACTATTCTCCGTAACAATGGCTATGATATTGGCTCTTACGGTGTAGACGGCAAGTATGGCAAACAAACAGAAGCAGCCGTTAAAAAGTTTCAGGATGAACACGGTCTTGTTGTTGACGGTAAAGTTGGAGTCAAGACATGGGCGATGCTTGAGAAGTACAATTAGAGACAAATAAAGAACTTGTCTGATGTGGAAATTCGTGGACGATTTCGTGGACGATTTTTCAGAATAATGGTCTTGCAGAGTGCAAAAAGCGTTTGCTTTTGCTATGACCAAAATGCAGATAAAAAGAGC